ATGCCAATCAGTATCGCTACTCCCTGCTTGATAGCAAACACATTTTCATCCTTACTCCCATCAGGTGATTTCTCTTTTTTGTTGGCATTTCCATGTAAATCGAGAACGTAGATCTCATCAAATGTTTTCATCAAATGATATCGCATGCCTCGAAATGTTGGATTATCAATATATCCATGAGCGGTAATCATTGCGATAATACCTTCTTCCGTTTTTTCAACCATACTTTCGGCAAAACGAATGAATTTTACGTAATCGTCATTAAGCCATTTAGAGTTGCGTTCCTGAAGTTTGCCTCCGCCTGGTTCAATTTTATAAACATCATTACCTGTATGTGAAACATTACTTGACTCACCCGAATACGGTGGATTGCCAACAATCACCATAATTGGTGTTTTGTTTTTTATAATTGACGCTTCTTTAGATTCCTCGGCGATACTTTCAGCAAAACCAAACCCTGTAAATAAATTTTGTTGAACAGCACTTTCTTCAAGAGAATTTGTAAGGTAAATGCCTAAGCGTTGATTAAAATATTTAAATCCTGTTTTTTTAAAAGCTATTCCTAATTTTAAATGAGCTATAGTATACGGTGCCATCATCAACTCAAATCCATGTAAGCGTGGAAGTAAATCATTATGTACATATGTTGGCCAACGGCCTTCCTGTTTGTCTTTCAATATTCGCATGTAAATTTTCCCTATAACATCACTTATAAATGTTCCCGTTCCAACGGCGGGATCAAGAATTTGAACTCTATGAATACCAGTTGTTGTTTTTGAAATGTCAGCCAAACCGGCCGTAAGCCCAAATTCTTTTTCAAGCAAATGATCAACGGAACGAACAATAAATTGCACAACGGGTAGGGGCGTATAATAAGCTCCCATTTTTTTGCGCAAATTGTCATCATATTCTTTTAGAAAATCTTCATAAAAATGAATAACTGGATCGGGACCTTTTTGGGTTTCGCCCCACAAATCATTTTTGAAGTATTCCTTCATAAGTTCTGGGATGTCAGCATGAGAAAAAACTTCACATAATTCATTCACGATATATTCAAGTCGTTTATCAAAATCGGGTCCTACGATATGATCAAAAAAATGTCTAAGAAGAGGGTTCGATTTTGGAATAAGTTCGCGTGCTTCTCCGCGAGTAAAATTATCAGATGTTTCATCATAATATCGAGCAACAAAAAGACCATAAACTAGAGTTTGTGCGTACATATCTGCAAAAGATTCTCGTGTCAAATCGTGAACAAGAAGTTTTTTTATTGTTTCATATACGCGGACTAATTCAACATTCTTATCTGATTCCGTAGCAAGAAATTGTCGCACATTGTCCCGAATTCTTTGTGCTTTTCCTCCCATAATTTTTGAGAGATGTTTGCCGGATTTTATTGGTTCTTTGTGCGATTGAGTAAAATCAATAAATGTCTTGGCGACGTGATCATAACTTTTGGGAATAGGTGTAATCGTTCGATTTTTAATATCATAAATCCCTATTTTTATTGGCTCTTCATAGCGGAGACCATTTCTATAAAAACGAAATTCTACATAATCCGTAAGAACCAAATTGGCGTATCCATAATATCTGGCCATTTGTTCAGACTTCTCAATTTTGTCTAAAGATACGCCAATATCCTTTGTTTCAATATAAAGGATTGGTATGTCGTGATTGAGCACAACAAAATCTGGTTTATTGCCTTGTTCGGCTTTCGCGTCATGGTCTATGCGTTTAACGTTGATTGATTCAAAAATTCCCTTGATTAAAATCTCAAAATCTGTACGATATCCCATTTCGCTTGTCTCTTCATGGGAGAATTTAGAAGAAATAGATTGAATGTATTTTTCAAAAAGATTTTGCATATTTTTATTTTTGTAATAATTTTAAAATATCCGATTTTTTATACCGTCTATCCCTACGACTGCCAAATCGAATCGCCTTTAAAACACCATTATTATCCCAATTTCTGAGAGTATTGGGATGTACATTTAATAATTCACAAACTTGTTTCATTGTGAGAATGTTTGGCAACTTGTTTTGTTTCATAAATTAGAATATAATCGAAGCATAACCTACCATTAGTTTACAATTAATTATGGTGGAAGTAAAGCCCTATGAGTTTAAATAAAAAAAACAAATTCGAAAGAAATCTATTCCGTTGCTCTAGGTGCGGCAGGACAATAGCCGAAATAAGAGGAAATGAAATCTATATAAGAACATACAATAAAGGAAAACCGATTTGTACAAAGATTGAGGTTAATCATGATGCGGGAGGACAATTCAAAGTAGATTGTGATTGTGGTGGCTATTTTGCAACCACCGTAAAAGCGCTCGGAATGACATATGCTATAAAAGAACAAAAGCGTGCGAATAAGCGCGCTTGACACGACTTTGTTATTGAACTAATATTAAGTTGTAAGTTAACAATTTAACTGAGCAAGTCTGGAACGCCCAGACATCGAGTCTATGTTTAAACATGGGCCGATGTCTGGGCGTTTTTCTTTTCTTGCTCAAAATATTATGAGAGACACAAATCTCAAAATCCATCAGGTTCCGATTAAGGAACTTAAGCCCGCGGACTATAACCCCAGAAAGTGGTCCGAGTCGGCAATTAATCAATTAACCGAAAGCGTCAAAAAATTTGGGTTGGTCGATCCAATAATTTGCAACTCCGCCCAGAATAGAAAAAACGTAGTGATAGGCGGGCATTTCCGGATGAAGATTGCCAAAGATTTGGGATACAAAGAAATACCCGTGGTTTATGTAAATATTCCCGATATCAAGAAAGAAAAAGAATTAAACCTCCGATTAAATAAAAATACCGGTGATTGGGACTGGAATTTGTTGGCCGATTTTGACGAAGCCTTCCTATCTAATGTTGGATTCACCAGCGAGGAATTGGATGAAATATTTAATATTGATGAAAACCCAGAAGTATTCGATTTGGAAAAAGAATTAAAAAAGCTCGATATTCAGAAAATCGAAATCAAAAAGGGCGACATTTATCAATTAGGAGATCACCGACTAATGTGCGGAGATAGTATGATTGAAAAAGATGTTTTGAAATTAATGGGCAACGAAAAAGCGGATATGTGTTTCACCGATCCGCCGTACATCTTATCGTATTTGTCAGGCAAGAAGCGTCACGGAAAGGCCACCGAAGGATTCGGCCTAAAACGGGATCGTAAGTATTTGGAAACCGATGTTCTTCCACCGGATTTCACCGAGAAGTGGATGGCGAATATCGCAAAAGTGCAAAAACCCGACTTCTCCATTATCGTATTCGAAAATCCCAAGAACCTGCGCACGATCTGGAATGAATTGGAAAAACATTGGAAATACCGCAACACCATTACATGGCACCTGCCAAACCGCGTGCAAGGATTTGCCGCAAAATACAAATTCTTCAACAAAGCAGATATCGCATTAGTGGGAACAAAAGGAAATCCTGCACTAAATCTCCAATCAGAATCGGATGAATTATTACAAAACGAATACGAAAATGCACTGTATGCCACCTCGGGTAAACCTCACTGGGAGGGATATGAAAAAGGTAAAAAGATATGCCCAACCGACTTTATTGAGTTTGTGGCTGCTGATGAAAAATCATCGGGCCAAGGAATTATATTCGGGACCAAACCAATAGAAATTCTCATTCCCTACATTAAAGTGCTTACCAAAAGGAATGATTTAATCATCGAGATTTTCGGCGGAAGTGGCTCAACGCTTATCGCTGCAGAAAAAATGAAACGACGCTGTTACTTAATGGAAAAATCACCGGTTTACTGCGAAGTAATAAAACGTAGATGGGAAAAACTAACAAATCAAAAAGCCAAAAAATATGAAAACAGATAAAAATAAAAACTTATTATTGGATTGTTTACGAAAAACTCCGATAATCCAAATCGCCTGCGAGAAATCCGGTATAAGTCGAGCCACTTATTATCGCTGGCGATCCGAAGACGAAGATTTTCGGAAAGCATCGGATGAGGCTATTCGCGAAGGCGAATCATTCATCAATGACATGAGCGAATCACAAATCATCTCATTGATAAAAGAAAAGAACTGGCAAGCAATCCAGTTCTGGCTACGCAACAACAGTCCGAAATATGCCGACAAAATAAAAGTTGAAGCAAATATTAAAAACATAAACGAGGAATTAACCTCGGAACAAGAAGCAGTGGTTCGGGAAGCCTTGCGTCTTGCATCGTTACTTCCCGAAGAAAGGTCGAAAGAAAATAATCAACTAAATGAAAATGACAATAAAAATGAACTACGAACAACTTCTCAAGAAATACAATTGCAATCACTTGCCGATGGATCTGGTGGAACGGATGATAAAGGATCGTAAAGTTCGTATTGCGGTATGCAGACAAAGCTTCTTTGTATTTTTTCATTTCTACTTTGCGCATTATGTAAAATACAAAACAGCTCCATTCCATCGTGAGATTTTCCACCTCGTAGAAAGCGAAAAAGATAAAAATCTTTTTATCGTCGCTTTTCGCGGATCAAGTAAATCAACAATCCTCACGACCGCTTATCCTATATGGGCGATTCTCGGACAATAGCAGAAAAAATTCGTGTTAATACTTTGCCAAACACGAAGCCAAGCAAAACAGCACATGATGAATTTAAGACGGGAACTCGAAGCCAATCAGCTCCTTAAAGACGACCTTGGTCCATTCCAGGAAGAAAGCGATGAATGGGGATCAACATCATTGGTCTTCTCAAGATTGAATGTACGAATTACTGCTGCTTCAACCGAGCAAAGCATAAGAGGTTTACGACACAATCAGTATCGCCCCGACCTTATTATCGGCGACGACGTAGAAGATCTTGCCTCGACCAAAACCAGAGAAAGCCGACAAAAAACATATCAATGGCTTACGGGTGAAGTGATTCCGGCCGGAGATAAAAATACCCGACTTATTATCGTCGGGAATCTTCTTCACGAAGATTCTCTCATTATGCATCTTAAACAAGATCTGGAAGAGAAACAAATTAATGGTCTGTTCAGGGCATATCCATTATTCGACGAACAAGAGGTAATCGCATGGCCGGGTAAATATGCCACCAAGGATGATATCAAACAAGAAGAAAAGAGAGTCGGTAATGATATCGCCTGGCAACGCGAGTACCTTCTCCGTATTGTTTCAGATACGGGACGCGCAGTACATCCCGAGTGGATTCACTATTATGATTACGAAAAAGATATTCCCGAAAACCAAATAATGGCCGCAACCTATGTTGGTGTTGACTTGGCAATATCGGAAAAAGACTGCTCAGATCGCACTGCCATGGTGGTAATGAAAATTTACCGTTCCGGCGATAAATACACTGCTTATGTCATGCCATATCCATTCAATAAGACCGTGGGGTTTCCAGAACAAGTGAACCAGATCAAGTATCTCGTGACAAACATAAAAGGAGATCGCTATCCGGAAATATTTGTGGAGAAAACAGCATATCAAGACGCCCTTGTTCAACATTGCTGTAGTTTGGGAATCCAAATTCACGGCATTAATCCGCACGGAGAAAAACGTGAACGGATTGTACTCACAACTGCAGCGATAAAAGAGGGGCTCATTCTTTTCTCTCGAAAGGGTGCCGAAGAGCTTATTCTCCAACTTACGGGGTTTGGCGTGGAAAAATACGATGATCTTGCCGATGCATTTTCGCTGGTTGCGAACCAATTTATTATTCTTTCCAACAGAACCGTACCTCGAATTTCTTGGATATAAGCTACCGACTGGTTACCAACTGATTCAATCTGGACTTCCTATTATTATTGCGTCATTCCTTGTATTGAAAGGTCGAATTAACTAATATAACCTCAAATATATGGAACAAGGAATTACTTCACAAATAAAGAGCGCGCAAGCACTACCTGTTGATAAAATAAAATATTGTCTCTATGCCAGAAAATCAACCGAAACCGAAGAAAGACAAATTTTATCAATTGATTCGCAGATCAAAGAAATGCTACAAATAGCAGAAAAAGATGGATTAGAGGTAGTAGAAATCAGAAGAGAGTCTCATTCGGCAAAAAACTCTAGTGAGCGTCCAGTATTCAATTCTATAATAGATGATATTCGAGCTGGTAAATTCAATGGCGTTATGGCTTGGGCCCCAGACCGACTTAGTCGAAATGCCGGCGATCTAGGAACCTTAGTTGATTTAATGGATCAAAAACTATTAATAGAAATCAGAACGTATGGCCAAAGATTTATCAATTCGCCTAATGAAAAATTTCTCTTGATGATATTGTGTAGCCAGGCAAAATTAGAGAATGATAATAAAAGCATTAATGTAAGAAGGGGTTTACGCGCAAGGGTTGAAATGGGATTGTGGCCAACTACCGCTCCCACGGGATATTTAAACCAAAAAATGATGGACAAAAAATGTCAGGTATTAGTTGATCCAGAGAGAGCGCCGGTGATTAAAAAAATGTTTGAAAGAATGGCCTATGAAAAATATAGTGGCAGAAAAATTTATCATTGGCTAAGGTTTGAATTAAATTTCAGAACCCAATATAATCATCATCTGTCTTTAAGCAATATATATCTGCTACTCCAAAATCACTTCTATTACGGAACCTTCGAATATCCTCGAGGCAGTGGAAACTGGTATGCCGGTAAACACGAACCGATTATCAGTAAAGAGTTATTCGAACAAGTGCAAGAACAATTGAAAAGAAACGAGATAAATCGCGAAACAAGAGAATTCGCATTTACGAAATTATTGATCTGCGGATTGTGCGGATCGGGAATAACGGCGCAAGAGAAATACAAGAAACTGAAAGATGGAACCATGGCCAGATACGTATATTATGCTTGCACAAGATCAAGAGATCTTCATTGTAAGAATGAATATATCCGAGAAGAAGAGTTAATCAATAAATTGTTAGATATGATTGATAAAATAGATATGAACGAATTAGGATTAAAAGTAAGATTGGAAGATGAGGTTGCGCGATACAATAAATTTCAGAATATGATGGGAGTTATAAACAGTACTAAAGTAAAAACAAAAACGTTGAATACTCGAACATTCGTTAAATATGTTCTTAAGGAAGGAAGCATAGTTGAAAAACGCGAACTCTTGGCCAATATGAAAAGCAGATTGGTTATCACAAACAAAGAACTTACTCTGCAAGAATAAAATAGATAACTAAAAAGATGCCCATTGCAATTGGCATCTTTTTAGTTCCACTTTTCTATCGGGGTTTGAAAGGCCGATAGGACTTGAACTGATTTTGTTCGTAAAAATGGGGCAAATCGGTCTCCTCGGTAAAAAATGTGTCTGGCGCAGCCGATGGGATTCGAACCCACGCTCTCTGCCGTGACAGGGCAGCGCTTTAAGCCAGCTAAGCTACGGCTGCAAAAGTTTTAAGTGTACCCAAAATCTTTGTGTTCCTT